GGTCTGCCTGTCTTTGCTTTAGGTTTTGTCGTCATTTGCTTTCACTCTCTTCCATCGCTCTGGGGTTTGCGCTCTTCGTTCATACCTGCAAACCTTGGCGACAAAGTCTTTGGACAATCCTAAAAGCTTGGCGATTTGCCTATAACTTTTATTCTCGTCTTCGTGTAAGTCGCGGATCTTATCGATTATTTCATCGGACACGCGGCAATTGTGGTGGGAGGTACCAATCCGATAGCCAAGGTCATTGACTCCTACCATCATGGTTTTACCTCCCTTGGACATCAATCAATACTTTGGTGGGCGTGGTGGTTTCTTTTGTTTGCTTGGCATAAGGATCTCCTTTGTGGTTAAAAAACAAACTTAACGAATTGTCTCCTATCATTGATTTTTATGCAACGCTGTTTGCTTTAATTTAAACATCTCATTCATTTTTGCTTTTAGCTGTCCAACCGCAGCCTTGCCGCGCTTGTATTCCCTCTCGTTTAGCATCTCTCGCCTGACCTGCAATGGCAAACCAAGTAAGTATCTCGACTCGCATTCGAGCATGTATTCTTTGCACCATGTGCAGCATGCTTGACCGTTGACGAGCGTGATAGTTTTTTCTCTGGTACATAGTTGGCATGTCAATCTTCACTCCTTATTAATTTTCTCTTACGCCAAGCTGACGATTCTTGTTTTAATTTTTGAGCGTTTTCAAATGCGCTTGCTGCTCGTGCCGCATTCCATCCTGCTTTGAATACATACCATGCAGCATCGTTGTCGCTCATGATTACGTCCCCAAAAATCCTATCGAATTCAGTCTTGGCATCCATGTCAATGTTTCTCCCCTGCTTTAGCTGTCATGTGATCCATGTAGCCATCAATGATTTCAATTGCTACCTTGAGCGTGATCTCGTTGAATGCTTTGTTGTACGCTGACTCTGGTGCATCATCGCTTTTAAATCCAATAGCGAAGTTGCACACACCAAATCCTTCTGGCTGGAAGAACAACCTTATTTCTGGTGCCCCTACTTCGGTTTGCTTTTTCATGATCACAATCTGACCATAGCGTTTGTTTTCGTACACTCTGCAAAATTTCATGTCATTCCTTTTTGAATTTGCTTACCTATCCATGCCATTACTGGCACCGCCATTGATCGACCAAGTGCGTTGTACCGTTTTGATGGCACAGGATTACCGATGTCAGTCCAGTTATCTGGAAAGCCTTGCAGCCTTTCGCATTCGATTGGCGTTAACCTGCGAAGCTTGGTGCCGACTGCTACTGCGTGGTGATCTGTGGCATTCAAAGTAAATGACAGCTCTTCGTTATAACCTGTGCCGTTGGGGCCGTTGTGTAGCTTTCTATCCAGCACGTTGCCTTGCACCCCGTAGGCTATCAGATCAGTCGCTTCTTTCCAATCACGAGCTTGCAGGGTAGATGCAATATCGTTGTTGCCCCACATGTTTATTCCTTGTCGGTCAAAGATGTCGATTGAGTTGCCACCGCGTGCAAGATTTGCAGTAGCTTGATCGGTACGTCTCGCTCCTTTGCTTGCATTCGTGCGAGTAACTTTTCGCAGGTCATCGGCTTCAAGAAGAATCGGGGATCGATCTCTCCAGTTTCCAGTATCGAGGAGAGCAAAGACTCTTCGCCTTCGCTGCGGGACTCCAAACCATTGCGCGTCCAGCACTGACCATTCGCACAGCCCACCTCGTCCGCAGACAACACCCTCATTTCCCCAAACAGGTCTGTTGTTATTGAACTTGACCCCAACCAATGTTTCAAGAACTGTTCCAAAATCTTTCCCCTCTTGTGATGATAATGCTCCGACTACGTTTTCCCAAAGCATGAACCGAGCGCCGCATACTTTCTGCGCCAATTGAAATACTCGAACGCCTTCAAAGAATAATCTTGATGAATGGTTCTCGTCTTCCTTGATTGTTTCGAGTCCACCTCGCTTGCCTGAAATGCTCATGTCCTGACATGGTGATCCGAATACAACCACATCGATGTGACCAAGCGCTTTCAGATCCTCTTCAGTTATCTTGGTAACGTCACCAAGGTTTGGTATGTCTGGAAAGTGATGCTTCAGTATTGCTGATTGATACGGCAGGATCTCCGCGAGCGCAGCGCATTCCCAGCCCAATGGTTTCCACGCTACGGTTACAGCTTCGATGCCGCTGAATAAACTTAAATATCTCATGTCTCAATCACCCATCCTGCAAACTCTCCCATGCGAAAGAATTGCTTTGCGTCTGGGATCATTGCCGCATCAAATGGAATTTGTACACCAGCCAAGCTCATCTCTTTTGCCGCTACGTCTTCAAGCTTTGCTCCTTGTTTTATTTTCCAATGCATGCCGAGTCGCTTTAGTACGGTACCAAAGTAACTAGAGTGATCGCATACCTTGTCAACAATAATGATCACGCCGCCTTGCTTTGTGTTCTCTCTAATCTTGTTTAATACTCTTATTCGTTTGTGTACTGGTATAAACATCATGGTCAAAAACAATATATGAACTTGAGCCATAGCTAAAGGCATTCCTATTATGTTGGCTTGCCTTACATTTACTTTATAGTCATCAAGAAACCGTTCATCTAATTTTTGAACCATGCTTTCGCTAACCTCTATAGCTGTGGCAAAAGCGTTTCTTTCAAGTAGCAAAGGTTTTAAGCATGCGATTGTGTTGCCAGTTGATGCGCCTATATCTACAACCATTTCACCTTCAGTTAAATAATTTCTTGTGATGTAGCAAACTGCATCAGTCACCATGTCGTACCACGGTAGCTGTTCGCGTACATGTTCATCAAATGTGTCTGCAATTTCTTGTGTGTCAAATGTCCATGAAGTCATAGCGTTCCCTTGTCATAGTCTTCCAGCCATTGCTCATTTGTTTGATACATTGGATGGTTTCGGTTTTTAGAAAAGTATTTAATTGCGTTAAAAAGCTCTTCCCAATTTGACGATTTATAAAACAGGTCAGAGTTTTTTATTTCGTACATTGCTGCTTTTGTTTCAAACTTGGTGCCGTCTTTTCGCGTTCTTTCTTTTCCTTTCTCATACAAAGTTGCTCGATCTAAAAGCATAGTCTTTGGTAACCAGCCGCACACAGTAAACCTGTCAGTCTGTTTGTTTAGGCTGGCAAAAATGTAGACATCAACATTGAACTTTGTTTGCGATTGCATCAGGTTGTTAACAAAGTCTAGTCTTGGATCTACATCTCTGCCCATTGTTTTAATGTCGAATGTGACTCCAAACAAATCGCCATCAATGCCACCATCAAAACCACCACCAGCTTTCATGAATGGTTTTCCTAATGCAGCGTTCAACATGTTCTGACCAATGATGCCTGTCAACTGCTGAACTTTGGTGCCGTCACTACCATCACCTCGATTGCCCATGTTGCCAGCATTACAGCAATCGATTGATGCATCGACAACTTCCACAGGTACATCAACTGTGAACGCCATTACAGATCAAACCAATAAAAAATAAATACACAGATAGCCATGATTAAAACTCCTACCCATATCATCGCTAAACCAATGTCTTGCAAAGTGATTGTGATCATAATTTGCACTCGATTTCTGGATTAAAGTTAGGCCATCCTGGGCGTGTAATTTCTGGAATGCCTTTGCTGCTTTCCCAAATCTTACGCATCGCACAGTAATGCTCTTGCTGTGATAGCTCTTCTTCGTAATCAGATTGGCTGATCACGCCGTATGCAATCATTAAACCAACAGCGCTGAAAATTAATTTAGTATTCATCTCGATCTCCCTTGTTAGTAACTACCATCTTGCTGCGTAGCTCTTCCATTATTTTGTTTATTCGTTTTCTGTTTTCTGCTAACTGCTCTTCACTCAACTTCATTTCTAATCTTGGCTGCTCTGGTCTTGGAGCGCTTCTGCATAGCTCTTTAAACTTTACGCAGTTTGGTACTCTGTCCGGCAGATTCTCCAATGCGTATCGAATTGAATCAGGATGGTTAGCAAAGCCAGCAAGCTCTTCAGCCCATGTGGCTTTTGCGTTTTCCAATCCAGCATCAATGCCGTTAACCATGCCTGTGCTGTAGTGACCAGTGAAGTCTCTGCCGTATATACCTTGCAGTCTGGCAAATATCTTTTCAACCCAAGCGCTTGGTAGTGGTGGTTGCAATTGATTCATATACTTCTCCTTCTATTACGGTTCCTCGAAATTGATCTCCTTTTGGTATCAAGCCAAGAGATCTGGCGATCCCCTCTTGGTTGATTTGGTGCTGGGTTTTGTTGCCTTGATCCTTGTTAACCCATTCAGCTTTAAATCCAGCCCAACCTCTAGCGCAGCATTCAACCAATGCTTGCTCTAATGTCCAGCCAGCTTTAGCTGCTTCGCGGTCAATGCCTTTAATGGCTGATGCTGTGATGGCTGCTTTTTTAGATTTGCGGATTTGTATAAAGTCTTGCCAAGTCGATAGCGATACCCCCGCAGGTATAGTCATCGCCTTTGCTTTTACTATTGGTTCTTGGTTATTGTTTATTGTTTCTTGTTTCTTGTTTAGTTGAACATCCGTTGAACGCTTGTTGAACCGCTTTTCGGCAGAAGCTTTTCCCGCTCTGGACGCGGCTTCTAGCTTGCCGTGATACTTTGCGATCTCTTCATCTGCCCTAGAATTAACCCATCCCTTACCATCAACGAGCTGAAAAAATTCTTGTAGAACTTGCTCAACTTCGTCTTCCGCAAAGCGCATGTTGATAGCCCGTGCAACGACCGTTAAATCGCTGTTCAACGGCTGTTCATGCAGGTAATAAAGGTCAAGCAATCTGCGGTAGGCAAGGTCTTCGTTTGCCGTCAGGTGCCGAGTGTGGCTGGCGTAGTCGCCAATGTTGAATGAGTAGTAGTGCATTAGGCACCAGCTCTCTGCTGCTTTATGCTGCGTAATAACGCCGCAGATTTCAGCCTGTAGTCTGTCGCGTTTTTGGCATTACAGTTGACGCAGTTGTAGTTGCTTGTATACCGATAAACACAGCCACACGTTTTGCATGGTCTGCCTTGGTATTTGCTGTCGCCTTTTTCAATTGCTTTAATTCTGGAGTCTTCCACCGCTACCTCCTTTGTGTTGATGGAAGCTCCATTCTAATACACTACAAGTGTGGAGTGTCAACTATTTTTAAAAAGGTATATCGTCCCCGCCGTTGTCGGTTGGCTGTGGCTGATAGCCGTTTGCTTTTGCTTCGTTGTGTTCGTCCACCGTCTTGGCTGGCGCTTCACTGCGTGGCGGCAGGTCGAGCTGGTCAACGTGGATCTTTAGCTTGGTGCGGGTTGTGCCGTCCTTTGCTTTGTACTCTTCCATCTTGATAGCGCCGCTGATTGTGACGCGCATGCCTTTGGATAAGATAGGCTGCAAAGACAGCGCTCGCTTGCCCCACAGGGCACACTCTACCCACATGGTTTCTGGCTTTGCTTTGGTTCCAACTTCCACCGCGACAGTAAAGCCAAGCACATTGTCGCTACCAACTTGACGGAGTTCAGGGTCACGACCAAGGTGACCAGTTAAGATTGCGAGATTCATTGTTGAGGTTCCTTCAATATGCGAACGCGAACGAAGCCACCGATCTGCTCTGCGTTCACTCTAGCAGTCAGGGTAGTAAATCTTTTGTCATCGATCTTGAGTGCATCGCATAGTCCATCAAGCCCAGATTTCATGCGTGCAACCAGATTGTCTCTGTCGTAATTCCTCCGGCTTGGTCTAACAAACTCCAACTCAACTAGCAAGTTACCTTCAGGTAGCTCTGGTCGCCAGCCGCGTTGCTGTTCTAGCGCAGTCAACCAGCAAGCACTACGGTACAGCTTTTTAGCCGCAGCCAAAGTAGACCAGTGCATTCTGGCGTTTGGAGATAGCTTTGTGGGGGGCCAAGGCAGGGTGAATTCAAGCATGGATCTCGCGCCCATAAATAATGTCATGAGCGGTAATGCTGATCTCTCTAGCTATGGCAGCTTCCAGCACTTTGCGCTGTACCTGCGTGGGCACCAGCCCGTTTTTACGCCACCTTGATACGGCGGCTGGATCACGACCAATACATTTGGCAAGCTTTCGGACTCCACCAAACATACTAATCACTAATTCGACAGGAGTTATGTGTGTTTTTTTCATGGTGTAGCGATGTTGCCACAAGCTCAACAGCCCGTAAACCCTTGTAAATACTAGGTCAACGTACATCAACGAATTATTTTTTAAAAAGTTGTTGCGTTGTGGATTTGTGTTGATATATGATTCGTCATCAACAACAAAACGAGGAACCGCAAATGAAAAACGATCTCAATACAAACAACGTAGACACTCTTGGCATGCTGTTGGCACAGATTGCTGACTTGACCAAGCAAGCTGATGCAATCAAAAACGAAATCAAGGACGGCGGCAAAACTGTAGAGGGCGCAATCTTTAAAGCAACCTACATTGAATCAAACAGAAAAGTTGTTGACACTAAAAAAATGTACGCAGACCTTGGTATCACAGAAGCAACTGTTGCAAAGTACACAAGCACCACCGCTGTGTTTTCAGTAAAAGTAACTTCACGTTAATTAGGAGATAAAAATGATCGTAGCTGGCAAAACAACTTTCCAAGTAATTTTTGTTCAATCTGGTGAGCAATGGGTTGAGGGTACTTTTGACAATATCCATGATGCGGAAGATTGCGTTGATCGTTTGGAAAATGAAAATGAAGATAACGCATGGGTTGACGGCGTAATCATTCAAGAAATTTCCGAAAATGATGATGTTCTTTATCACAAGTATTACGATTTTTCATGATCCAGTACGGAATTCTTGATGACGAGAATGTGGTCGTGCGGTGGGTCTGGGTCAAACCAGATTACCCGCACATCACCCGCAAAGTGCCGCGCAAACGTAAACCAAAAATCGATTTTTCTAAATTTGAACCAGCACCATTTTAAGGAGCCAGCCATGAACAACCAATTAAGAGACGAATACATCGCCGTAGTTATGTCAGCGGTGCTGCTTAACTTTTGCAAAGCAAACGATCTGCCTTACATCAGCGCCGATGAGCTGGTGCTTCAGGAAGACTTGACCGACTTCCAGTTTGGCTGGCTGATCGCATACACCAAAACATGGGATGCTTTGATTGATGGCGCTGTTGACACAGAGTCAACGAACTAGGTTATAATTTCCACAGGCAACCACAAGGAGACACAAATGGCAGACATTTCATTTCACAACGTCAAGAAAATTTGGATTGGCGTTACCCGCGAATACGATACATATGTCACTCGCACAATTCACATCGAAGACGAAAAAGGTGAAGCGCATGAAGTGACTTTGTTTAGCAACAATGTTGAATCAGAAGACACTTTGAAATTGTGGTTATGACATACCTCGCCGAAATTGAATATGAATTGCAGGGCATCCCCTGCTTGATTGGCGTAATTGAATACAGCCGTGTTGACGGTAGCTTTTCGTTTAATGCGGACAGCGATCTGGACTACTACGGCTACACAGAATGCGATTGGCGAATCCTCGACAAACGCGGACGACCTGCTCCTTGGCTCACTCGCAAGATCGATGCTAAAGAAGAGCAGCACATCAATGAAGTTGTTAATAACTATATGGAGTAAACATGGCAATCGAAACAATCAAAATTGAAAGCCACGAGCAGTGGTTAAAGGATAGGTCAAAAGATATAACCAGCACAGAAATTTCTGCTCTGTATGGTTTGTCTCCATACCTGTCAGAGTTTGAGCTGTACCACAACAAAAAAGACAATGTCATTGTCCGCATCCAGCCAAACGAGCGCATGCGTTGGGGCACCCGTCTGGAGTCAGCAATCGCTTATGGCGCTGCCGAAGACCAAGGCTGGGACATCAGCAAGCTTAACGTCTATATGCGCGACACAGAAGCTCGTATTGGCTCCAGCTTTGACTTCAAGATTAACAGCACAGCCAATGGCGCTGGCATCATGGAAATCAAAAACGTGGATCGCCTTCAATACATGAAGAGCTGGGTTGATGATGGCGAGGGAAACATTGAAGCGCCTGAACATATTGAGCTTCAGATCCAGCACCAAATGGAAGTAAGCGGATATGAGTGGACTGCACTTGTTGCACTTGTTGGAGGTAATGAGCAAAAGATTATCCTCCGAAATCGGGATCGCGAAATCGGTAAAGACATTCGCCAGCGCGTAGCTGCATTCTGGGAACGAGTACAGAATAACACAGCGCCATCACCAGATTACAGTGTTGATGCTGAATTTATTATCAAGCAATTGCGTGCCGAGTCCGAGCCTGATCTGGTACTTGAATCCAATGAAGAGCTTGATCAATTGATTGAGCAGTACAACTATTTGTCTGCTTCTGTAAAAAGTCAAAACGCTTTGAAAGATTCAACCAAAGCGCAAATTCTTGAGCGTATTGGGAAAGCCAGCAAGGTTATCTCACCGCTTGGGACTATCTCATGCGGCGCTGTCAAAGGATCCGCTGGCACCCTCATTACACCAGACATGCTTGGCACCTACATTGGTGCGCGTGAGGGCTATCGTAGTTTTAGATTTAACGCAAAAAAGGAGAAATAAATGAGCAACGAAATCACACCAATGGAAGCAATGCGCGGCACGCTGGTAAAAATGCAGCCGGAGTTTGCAGCAGCATTACCTCCACAAATCCCCGTAGAGAAGTTTATTCGCACAACGCTGACCGCAGTACAGATGAATCCTGATCTGCTTGGCGCTGACCGCCGTAGCTTGCTTGGTGCCTGTATGAAAGCAGCGCAAGACGGTTTGCTGCTTGATGGTCGCGAAGCTGCTCCTGTAATCTTTAACACCAAAGAGGGTAAGAAAGTTCAATACATGCCAATGGTCGGCGGCATATTGAAAAAGATCCGCAACAGTGGCGAGCTGGCAAGCATCAGTGCGCAGGTGGTGTATGACAAGGATCATTTCCAGTATGAGCTGGGCGACAACGAATCGATCACGCACAAGCCATTCCTTGGCGAAGACCGTGGCAAACAGATTGCAGTTTACGCAGTAGCAAAGACCAAGGACGGCGCGATCTACCGCGAAGTGATGTCTGTGTCTGACGTTGAGAAAGTACGCGCTGCCAGCCGCGCTGGTAAGTTTGGGCCTTGGGTTGATTGGTGGGATGAAATGGCAAAGAAGACTGTCATTCGCCGCATGGCAAAGCGCTTACCTTCTAGCGCTGACGTTGATCAAGTATTTGAATCTGACAATGAAGCTTCCGGCTTTACGCAGATTGAGCGCAAAGAACCTGTCAACATTACGCCACCACCAGAAGAACAAGCAGCACCTCTGACTAGATTAAAAGGATCGATTGCTTCAAGAGCAAGCGAAGTGATTGACGCATCAACTGGTGAGATAGAGGAGGATACAAATGTCGCTGCTACTGACACCCAAGGAACTGTGTGAACGATGGAAAGTCGCCGACAACACTTTGCGAAAATGGCGAGTCGCTAATACGGGGCCGAACTATATCAAGCTGGGCGAGGGACGTAATTCTGAAGTCCGCTATCGCGTGGAAGATATTGAAGCCTTTGAAAAAAACAACCGATTCATAACTGAAAAATAAGGGGGAGCCTCATGAAAAAACTATTCATCATAGCTTGTTCATTGGGGCTGCTTTCGGCTTGCGGATCAACTCCAATAGCACCACCGAAAGCAGTCGAACAAGAACTAGTAATCGATAAACATGTCCAGCCATTAAGCCGCAATGAAGTTATTGTTGGCGTGCGTGAATGCGAGACTAATGGTTTGCGCGGTGTGATGTTATACGGCAAACGCAAGATCAATGGCTATACAACTGACGTTGTTGTTGATGTTACTTGTGCGCCGAAGTGGTAAAAAAAACCCAGCCATCGCGGCTGGGTAAATCCGTTGTGCTTGAAATATGGCAACTACACACGGAGGGAGACTATACGTTGCGTTCAAAATGGGGGCAATCAACCAGATTGGAGAAGTTGCCACCCCATCTATTTTTAGGATAGAGCGATTCCCAATAGGCACCCAATGGCGCTATTGTAGCCTTATCCCAAATAATCTTTCCGTCTTTAAAAAAGTTTAAATCAATAGCGCATCGCTTTAAATGAATGCTGTTCATGGTTTTGCTGCGACCAGTTTTAAAATAGATCGCTTGCTGTTCAGGCGTGCGAGCCAGCTCACCACCTGTAACCATGAAACCCTCGTCAGTAGCGTACTGTATCAACTTGCATACGTCCAAAAGGAATGCAGCCTGTTCTTGTGAGAGAGTCATTTGTCACCTCCTTTGCTGCGTATGGTCATCACGTTCTCAACCGTCTTGCCGCCGAAGTATGCAAGCATAACTATTTGCCCCCAATTACCAAGCAGTGTCACATATGATTCGTTTGCGTTAAGACCAAATGCAGATAGCAAAGCAAAGAATAAAAACGCAGACAAGATATAAACCAAAGTAGCAGGTCGAATATTTTTATTGAGCCACGAGTCCGAACCATTGTCCGACTCCCATCTCTTTGTCACGTTGTCTGCTTCATTCTTTTGCAGGTCAACAATTACTTTAAGCTCTTCAAGCTCCATCTTGGCTTTCTCAATACCAAGCTCTAGCAATTTTTCTTCATGTTCATATTGAAGCTGGCGTAGTTTTTCTACGTCAGCCGGAGTTGGATTGTCTGGTATCTTTACGCCCAAAGTATTTTCAACAACCTCTTTGCCTTTTGCTTGAATCGCGCTCGACAAAAGACCGAGTCCGCTTTCAGCAAGGGTACCAAGTAACGCGCCAATAATAGGGATCATTTAATTCCTCGCATATTCTGCAATCAAATAAAACATATAACCAACAACAGAAACAACAAACACAATAGCGCCAATAACAACTCCATACAAAACCACCTTGTCGTGGAATTCTTGTTTTAACTTTCTGTTCTTTGCTTCAATCCTACGTTGCTCTGCTTCTTCTTCTGCTCGCGCATCTCTAACTTTTTTTCTTTCAAGTTGAAAGTCATCCCAAAGTCCTGGGAGTGGACACTCATAAATAATCATTTCGCGCAATTCAACTTCGTATTGCTGAAGCTCTCTTACGCGCATTACATTTTGCATTGCTTCTGCATCAACCGATAAACGCTTTAATGGGTTTAAAGATTTTTGTGTCGATGCTTTTGCTACTTCTTCTTGCGCTTCAAAAAAACTACCAAGGTGAAAAGTAATCTCGTGCCCTATAGCACGCACATCCTTGGCTGCTCCTTTAGCTTCCTTGTATAAATTGATCGCAGCCTTTACCCCAGCTACTGCTGTTTGAGCTGCGGCAAATGCTGTTATCGGATCCATACATTGTTAATCCTTATTTGTCTTGCTTGCTATCAAGCTTATCAAATATCTGTTTCAAGATTGCTTTAATTTCGCCAATGTCTGCACGATAGTCATCCTTCTGGACGTACTCGCGAGGCAACTCTGTTATTTTATCCTCAAGCTTTTGAAGCTTGCGAGTAACAGAGTTAAATACAAACACTCCAAGAAAGCCAGCAATGCCTACCACAAAATTAAATACAGCTTGATTCTCCATAATTATTCATCCAAAGGTATAGGCTTAACTGGAATTGCAATAATAGTTTGTGTTTCGGTATCGTAGTAAAACTGATCTGCAACTATATCGTCAGCGCACTCAACCCAGAACAGAGTAGGTGCAACTTCAAATGTAGTGTCAGATACTTCAGCAACTCTCTCACCTAACAGAGTGCCATCGTATTTATAAACTTGTTCATTAATGGAAATTAAAGCGTTTTTCATTTTTTACCTCATTAATATTCAACAATA